CTGTTATCCAACCAACAACTTTGTCATACTTACTAGGTTCAGTTGTAACAAATGATTTGAAGGTTTTCCCGGCTGCATAGGTTCCAGTTATTTTACTAGTAACTACAACTCCTGGGACCCAACGCTCAAATGTGGCAACAAACTCTTTGAACGGCATTGGTAATTCGGGGTCTTCTAAATCAGTGCTTTTAGTGAGATAATAGAGTTGCTCTTCGTGAACCACTGGTATAAAGTCAGCAGACTGCACTTGGTTGGGTGTAGGTTTGAGTAGCTTGTATCGACGATTTATTCGATTGGTTTTGAACTGAGCCCAGTCATTGGGATGCATTGGGCCATCCTCAAGCACCAAAGGAACACTAAGATTACTGGCTTTCTCATGCACTGTCTTTTGTTTTATGGTTTTTAATTTGCTAAGAGTTGCATTACGCATATAAGCAAATAAACCGTCAGTAGCTTGCAACAACTCTATGTGATTATTCTTAACCAATTGGTCAACGTACGGGGTTTTTCCTCTCAGTTTGAGATAATGTCCTCCAGCTCCGAACTTTGCATGAGCACCCAAATCTTTAGTGATGTACTCAAGGTTTTCATTCACAGGGAACGGGACAATCTTGCCTGATACCACATTGTAGCCTTTCGACGTGCATATGCTGCGGCAGCCGGAATAAAATGAATCAACAGCCCCTTTCTTGAGAGCATTGGAGGGCATATTGACATGTTTTCGTACGTTAGGCCACTGGACAGCTACAGTACCTTTAATCACATAGCCATGCATATAATCGTCCCCACGAACCAATGTAATCCAATTTCTGTCATAATAAACTGGCCAGTTGTCAGAGGTGATCAAATCCGGGCAATTCACTTCAACATCAGTAAAATAACCATCGGTGTGGAACCATCTAACCGTACCATTACCTCTCATGTTCACATCTGTTGAAAAGGTAGATAATGCGAAGTCAGGATGACGATTCTTGGAGATAAAATAATTGTGGATGGAAGTTCTAAGTGAAGTTGGCTTTCCAGGGGTGACGTAAGTTATATTTCCAATGTCGAATGTAAAACCAACACCTGTAGATTGTGCTAAAGTGAGAAAGTCAGGGATATTCTCTCGGAAGGACTTAGTGTGAATGAAGAACAAACCCATTGCCAATTTAGATCGATAGGATTGTTTGGTAACAGTGATGGTCTTATTGTTCACAACGTATTGGGTCGCATAACTAGCCAAAATGTCAGGTAAAGACTCCGTATGTTTCCTAAAATCGGGATTTGGTTCAGTGATACGAACAAGCTCTAATGCTGCATTCCAGCTGACATTCATGGTTTGGATTTTCTCAC